TTTAGGTTGGCTTAACTCTGCTATTCCAGGCATTAGTATTTAAAGAAGTTTTTAATCTTCTCCCATAGTGTTAAATGCTTACTCACAGGCATTGTTAATCTTGGCCTGAATATCCTTGCGTTCATACATTCGCCATAAGATAATGAATAGAGCCAAGAGCTAAAGTCTATTCCCCTTGATTTACACATTTGCTTATAAGGTTTTAATGATACATAAAGTTTAACTGTCGGCATTACAACCTCCTATTGTCCTAATAGTGTTTTCTTAATCGTGCTTGCCTCACCACTAATACCTAAAGGCGATGAATAAACAGAACGAGAGCGAGCTATTGCTCGTTTCTTTGCAGTTGTAGCCGCTTGTGCTGTTTCCTGCGATTTAGATATAGTTTCTGCCGCTGTTTCGGTTGAACTTGCCGAAGATGAACTTTCGGGAATATCTGATTGACCATTCCCTAACACTCCTTGTATCGTAGATGTTACTCCTAAATCCTGTCCTGTTGCTCCTTCCGCAATCATTGTTCCACCTGCCGCCGCCATAGCCATTGGTATTAAGGGCATCTTATCTCTCCTTTTCGTAGACTACAAATCCTTCGATTTCATATATTCGCTTGAACCCTAATTTCAAGCATAATATTTGGATTGCTTTTTCTGTATCTCTAGCGTAAGTCCTGACCTTATCTGTAAACTCAAACATATAATCTAATAAGAGATTGCCTACTTCTATTGAATAAGTTATACCAGTCGGTTCTGCGTCTTTGTCTTTCAATGCTTCCATAAAATAAATATCATTGAATTTAAAATAACCACATATACCTCTACGAGAACCATTAAGCCATATCTCCCAAAACTCAACCCCATATCTATTTATCAACTCTCTGACATCGCTTTCTTTCACAGAAAACTTATTATCTATGTTTGCTAGCTTGATCAGATATTCTTTATCTTCTAATGGGACTAACTCAACTCTTTTGCCTTTAAGAATAGTCTGTATCATCTTATCCCCGCTTGTTCAAATAGATTACACTCTTTAGAATATTGCGGTTGCCTATAATTAAAATTATTCTGACCGAGTTGTTTATAGTTAATCTCCCCGATTAAACTAACTGCCATAAGTAAAGCGTCCGCAAGGTTGGGCGACTTAATCCCCTCTGCCCTCATTTTCTCTTTAGATACCAATATCCTTCTGCCATCAGTTTGATAGACAAATTTAAGCGTCATTAACTCCTCGCATAACTCATCATCCAAACCGGACAGCCAGCCTTTTGTAACCATATCTTTAAGTTTAAATATACACTCTGTCCTGTGATTGCCGTAAAATTTATTCTTATCATAAGAGATAGGCGGATTACGGAAGCCTTTGTATTTATTATCAGGATTATCTATCTTGGCGTTGATTACATCTAACATCGGGCCGCCTAATCCGTCCTCATCCACGATATTAAACTCTGAATGGATTGTATTGACGATTGATTGAATACGCCCGATTGTATAATCCCCGTCTTTTTTCTCCCATTGTTCTTTATGGGCGATTGTCCAGTTAAGAGCGCCATTCTGCTGTATTGTAACATCAGCGCACTTGTCTTCTCCATACCTGGCAACATCAAAGCCGGATATACGCAGACCATAGCCCTCACGAAGCCCATAGATAACTTTCTTAGCTTCTTGTAATTCAGCCCAAGTAAAGACATAGTCATCTTGATCTGTTTCCTCAAAGCTGTTTAAGACATATTGTTTATAATGATTGGGTGCTTCTGTTTCCATTCTTCTAAGATCAGCTACGAAATCTTTAGGCAGATTGATTTCATTATCAAATGTGGTAGCGGTAATGCCGTGATATTCTTCCGAGGGAGGATTATTAAACCAGTATTTCCATACCCAGTTATGCCCATTAGCATTAGCGATTACGCATAGCGGACGCACATCTGCGCCATTCTCTTGGCGTAACCTATCTCTTAAGAATTGAAATGGCTCATCTGTTTCAAATTCTTCCGCTTGCTCTATACCGGCAATGCCTAAGTTAATATTCTTTAAGACTTCAATCTCTGCGGCGTGCCTAAACATTATCTTGGATTTATTCGGTAGGTAATAATCTTTGTCTGCGCCAATCTTGACATTAAAGTATCTTTCAAAATCACGCATTGTTGAGTCTTTAAGGTCAGTAAATTCTTTGCGGACGATTAAAGCTGTCGTACCTGGGTATTTCTCGCAGTAAGTAAATATCTTAAGCAGGAACATAAAAGTCTTACCCGTGCCTATGCCGGCGCAAAGACAAGGAAACTTTTTATTGCTGAATAGGAATTGGTCTTGATATGGTAATAGCTTGATTTCCATTGATTTCCTTATTTGCGTCTGGCCTAATTATAATGATATGGGTATCGCCAACCTTAACAGAAGTATTATCTCCCTCTAATTCTTTCTTTAATTCTTCATTCAAAGTTAATGGGCTGAACTCTAAATCAACATCATATTTCTTGCTCATCAATATTTGATTTTTCAAGAACATTATGCGCTTAACCTTCTCCTCATCTTTAGTAAGCTCTAATGACTTTTTCAGGACAGTAGAATTTTTATAAAGTATTCTGTCTATTGTTCTTAAGCAAATTTTAAATTTGTCAGCGATTTCTTGTTTTGGGCGGCAGGAAAGATACATAGCGCATATCTTTGCGTCCCTGATTTTTTTAAGAGTTTGTATTTCTGGTATCTTCATAGTCTTATAAATAAAAAAACTTCCGAAAACTCCTTTAAGGTTTCCGTGTCCTCTTGCAAAACATTCCAATAATCTAATGTAAGTATATCTACTTTTATAAAAAAATCAAGGGCAGTAAAAAAATAAATAAAAAAAGACTTGACAAATTACAGATTTGATGTAAGATTGGATTGTACCTAATCGGAGGCTTAAGGAATGGAAAAACTAAAACATATCAGCGACGGAAAAATAAAAGCGTCGCTATTTTTATGCCCTGTAAGGTCTGCCTCCGAAAGACAGTCAAAGAACTCCGTTCGCCTTACGGGGCTATTTATTTTATTAACTTTATTTTTTACTCCTTTATTATGCGCAGAGGAAATCAACATTGAAAAATTGGCAACCGCAATTTACCACGCAGAGGGGGGAGCAAAGACTCGTCATCCATACGGGATATTAAAGAAATATAAGACTACTACTCCTCGCCAAGCGTGCATAAATACGATTAAAAGTGCAAAGCGTAGATATGAAAAAACTAATCAGGGCATAGACTTCATATCGTTTTTGAGCAAAACTTATTGTCCAATCGGGGCAAGTAACGACCCGACAGGATTAAATAAAAACTGGGTCAAGAATGTTAAATACTTTTTGAGGAGAACCTAATGAAAAAATCCCTAAACGATAAAATACAAGAAAGATTTAATCAACGACAGAGAGAGGCAATGGATAGAATGAGAAGAAAAAGGATATATGTTGTAGGAGATAAGGACACGCTAAAAGCTAGGCACGATTACGAAGAAGAAGGCAGATTAAGCCTAGAAAGGAGTTAATAATGACCCCGCAGACGATTACAGAGTTTCAAGAATGGTTAAACAAAAAAGAAAGTGAGATCTTACAAAGGACCAGTCTACCTTTCAGGGAGATAATTAAGTCGGTATTTAATATTATTTATGCGGAATTAGACCTAAAAGCAGAAATTGAAAGCGAAAAAGAAGCAACTTATTTTCAACACTAAAAAGGAGGAAAAATGAATTGTCCCGCTTGCGGAAGTGAAATTAAAGAAGTACCGGCCGGAGTAAGTAAAAAAACCGGAAAACCATATAATGCTTTTCAGGTATGTTCTAACAAGTTGTGTGGTTGGAAACCTGCACAGAAACCTGGCTATACTTCTACTTTGGTAGAAAACAAAAAACCTAATGCTCCACAAGACCCTGCATTAACTAATCAACTAAAAGAAAAAACAATGTTTTATAGTTATGCCAAAGATTTAGTGGTAGCGGAAATGGCAGGTGGAACTCCTCCCCCCCAACCAACTAAACAGGTAATCGCTTATTTTCACGAATTGTGGCTAGCGTTTAAGGAGGCTTAATGGAACAAACTCCAGAAGAATTATTTAATCAAGCAATCGCCTTTAGGAAAGAAGCCAATAAAGCACGAGATAGTTTGGACGAAGTGGAACGCTCAATCGTTTTAGACAAGAACAAGATTGACGAAATCCGAGCCTCTATTAGAAATAAGGAAAATGAAATAAGGGATTGGAAAAAAGTTATTAGAACTAATGAATGTTTGGCAGTTGAAAGAGAAAGACAAGCCTGGGCAGTTAAAAGATTGGGGTAAAGGAGGACTAATGCCAAAAATCTCCGTAGAAGATAAAGTTTTAGCCATTCTTAAACAAAAAGTTTGGGTAGGGAGCGACGAAATAGAAGCACTTTTTCCTAAAGGCGAACCAGGTCATTTCTCTTGGCCGCAAAGATTAAGAGGATTAAGGGAACAGGGATATACAATCAACCGCCGGATAAAAGCAGGAACTAAAAACTTAAGTGAATGGCACTTGGAATTACCCGAACCGCCCAGAGATGAGCAATCGGAGATGGTTGCAGAGAATAACTTGGCACAGGAAACAGCGGTAAATTATAAAGAAGTGAATAAGCAATTAGTCTTGGCAATTTAGAAAGGGTTTTTATGGCAAAACGTTTTCACGATACGAATATTTGGGATGAAGATTGGTTTATAGCTCTCCCTAAAGATTATAGAAGTTTTTGGTTATATGTAAAAGACAAATGCGACCATTCTGGGATATTCAAACCAAATGTTATAACATTTAACAAGCTATACGATTGCGAAGTAAGCGCAAAGAAAGCCCTTGATTTAATCAATATTGGTAAAGATCGGATTGTTGTTTTAGACAATGGCAGGTGGTTAATCCCAGATTTTATTTCTTTTCAATATGGCAATCATCTTAATCCAAATAATAGGGTTCATTTTTCTATTTTAAGGTTGTTAGAAACCAATGGGGTCAATTTGACTTCAATTAGAGGTCTAAAAGAGGACAACGATACTCTTAAAGACAAGGATAAAGACAAGGATAAAGACAAGGATAAAGACAAGAGTAGTATTACCCCGGCCCAAGAAACTTACTCTTATTATTCCAAAACCATAAAACCCGGAGCCAAAGAGGACGCTATTAAAAACATTTCTAAATTATTAAAGACAGGAGTTAGTAAAGATGATCTATTGGGCCGGATAGACGCTTATAAGGCGCAACTGCTTAAAGACAAGACTGACACTAAATTTTATATCCAAGCTAACAACTTCTTCGGTGAGAAAGCGCGCTGGAAAGATTTT